TTCAGATTGAACAAACGCTAAATCTGCTAACATTTCTTTAGAAATTTTAACCGTACCAGCAATTTTCTTAACCTCTTCCGAAATTTCCTCATAAGACGGTTGTCCTGAAATCTTAACTCCAGCTTCATCAACCCAACTTGATGCCGTTTGAACGCTTTGAGAGATATAAGTCACGAATTTTGACGCTGTTGTTCCCATGTTTACAATGTCACGAATCTTGATAACTGGACGTGCAATTCTTGATACTCCAGGCTCCAACGTCGACAATGCAACATTTCCAGAGTAATCTCCATCGATAGTTGTGTCATAAAGAGTTTTCGTCTCTAATGTCATCATTCCACCTTTTTCAGCTGTTTCCTTAATCTTATCGATATTAGCAACATAAGCTTGAGAGATTGCTTCAGCCATTGAACGAGGTTGACGCTCTGTCTTGAATCCTTTTTCTGAGATTGCTTCCATTTTACCCTCAAATCTCGCTATTGCTTTTTCGATTTCTTGACTCTTTGCCTCTAATCCTTTTAGTGCGTCAACATCATTTTTAAGACCGTCTAGGTCTGCTTTTGTAGGCATTGTTGCCAACGTTTCATTGAACTTTGCGTTGATTTTTTCAACAACTTGTTCTGGTGTTAAATTTTCACTCATTTTTTCTTAGTTTTTGTTTTTAAAATTTACTTATTACATCACTCCAGTTGAACAATTCTTGTGCTATTATTGGCTCGATAATAGGCGAATGTTCCTTTACGAACGGCTCACTTTTTGCGAGTATTAACATCTGACTGTTCAAATATTTTAATTTCATTTCCATTTCAAATAGACGCTCATCTGAGCCTTTACCGTTTGCAAGTCCTTTGATTAATATATCAATTTCATTTGAGATTTTAACCGCCTTTTCGACCTTATCCTCCGACTTCATTACGTCAACAACGTTTGTTTCGCTATTAGCCCCGAATGTGACAGCACTCCCCTCGTATAATTTTAATTCTGAAATCATCCAATAACCTTGTGCTGGAGCGTTTGCGTCATCTATCCAGCGCATTTTGTCTTGAATATATTGGAATCCGATTGAATGTTCACGAATTATTCCATCGTTATAATCGTTCCAAGCGTCATTTGCACCTACTGACGTACCTAACTGACTAACTGCAAACAATCCAAAGTCATCTTCTTGTAACGTCAGGAATTTACCTATTGGCTTTTCCCAATCATGCCACCTTAAGAATGCTATTTTTCTGTTTGACGGGCTGTCTGGACCACGTTCTTGAATACTTTTTGTGAACGCACCCTTTTTAATCATGTCGTTATCTGAATCGATATTGTCAAACTTTGCTAAGTAGACAGCCACTTGACGTTTGTTTGAGCTTATATCCTTTATTTCGGCTGCTCCCTTTGTTTGGTAGGTAGTTGATTTCATAGTTAAAAAGTTGTTGTTTGTGTTGGTGTTTCAGGTGTAGCGGTTATCATTGATTCAGCGACAATACGGTCATATCCGTAGTAATTTACTAAGGTATTAACCGCTATTTCATTTGTCATTTGACCTGTTGAAACCGCTGTATTTAGAGCAATTATACCGTTTAAACCTCCGACTGTTCCTCTCAATTCTGTTTGCGCCTGAATCAGTCCATTTTGTTGTGCTTGTGCCTTGTCAATAGGCTCTAGGGTATAGCCAAATTCGGCTGCATATTGCTCCTTTGTAATTACTCCGTCCGTTAATAATAGGTTGTAAGCTGTTACTTTCTCGGTTAATGCCTGATATTCTGCTAATTCGTCATCCTGTAATACAGGCAAATGGTCAAAACAAGCCTCTATACGAATACCCTCTTTATCCATCCCTAATTGGTGGCAAATAGAATCGTACATCTGTTGTGTTTCAGGAATAATCGTGTCGGTATAAACCATGCGAATTGAATCCTTAACGTTGCTGAATGTACTACCTTTATCACTTGAGAATAAGTTTGCATTCATTCCGTATGCGTCAATGATAGCCATTTTGTCGGCTGTTAATTCCTCGAATAGCATTAAATCCCTTGTCGGATATGACATTGATTGCCAATTAACCTGACTTTCTGTTATGATAACTTCGTCTTTTGAACGGTTAAACCAATCGCGTTGTATCTCTCTTTTCTCTTCAGGTGTCATTGGAATTGCCCCTCCAATATCCGAGTTTTGAGCTGACAAAATACCTATTGCTCCGATATTCTCTAGCAATACATTTCGTTTGTGATAACTTGCTTTTATGTTTGATAGTGGATATTTGAGCGCGTCAATTCGGCTTGTCGGCTTAACAATGCTCATTCCGTCCGTTGTAGTTAAATAAATAACATCTTCAATCGGTAACGTTTCGATTTTATTGTCATCGTACTCAAATTTATACCCATCAATCAATCCACTAACGTCCATTTGCTTGAGCGTTTTACCGCTAGTCATGATTTGAATCTTATTACTAGGCAACGGAACAAACAAATTACGCTGGTTGAATGCTCTCAACGGGCAATAACCGAACGCATTTGAATAAAGAGCGTCATTAACTGACAAAGAATAAACTACATCTGACCAACTTTGAATGGGATTTGGTCGCTTAACCATGTCTAAAAACCAATGTTCCGTTATTTCAACGTCATTACTATCATATAATTTTGGGATATTTGAACTCATCATTGACGCTCTCTTGTCAATTACAGCTCTGAATTCAGGAATAGATAAGAACCATTCCCAAGCGTTATTTGTGTCAATCCATATTGCATTCTTAACCCCCCAAACTTGATTTTGTATCGGTCTAAGGCGGTTAAATTGATTTATAAATCTATTTTGTTGTCCTGAATTGACTCCAAAAAAAGAATCCCAAAAATTAATTTCCATTCTGTTTTGATTAGAATTTAAGCAAAGTTACGATAAATTTTTAAACATTGATTGTACAAAAATACTTAATCCAGCCAAACAATCTGGAGCGTCATCGTTTTTATTCTTACCCTCCTTACTAAAACTTAGTACATTTTGGATGAATAATTCGCTTTGATTGTCCCCATTACGTACAAAAATCATTGAATTCATAACGTGTGCTGAACTCATTATAATTCTAGTTATTTTATTTTGTGTGTTATGGACTTGAAGTATTCGTGTTTTTGTCTGTGTTTGTAATTGCCTACTAAACATTGCACCCATTGAATTACTCTCAACCCTGCAATAAGTTACCCTCCACTTGTCTAATAATGCAGCGGTTTGCGGAATAGTTATATCGGTATTATCTCTGGTCATAAGATAGTCAACAATAAACAACTGCTTTTTGATTACAGCGCAAATTGCAACAGACGTGTAATCTGTCCCCTGGTCCGAAACGTCAACGTAACCTATGCACCCCTCAATAGGATTTGCCTTGTTTATTTCTGCGAATTCGTCTTTTGATAGGAATTTCAACTCATTGAACAACCTACCTTTCATGTCAACTGGCTGTTGCTGGTATTCAGCTTCCCAAATCTCAGGCGCTGTTCTTTTTTTCTTTTCGATATATTCATCTGTTGTCAGGACATCCTCGCAAAATGACTCCCCTTGTTCGTTCATTGCGCTTACAATGATTGATTTGTCGTATATTTTTGAATCCATATTGCGCCCAATAACATCGTTAAGGCTCCAGCGTGTACCTATATCAATCCTAGCGCATCCACTCTCAAAACGTGAATCATGTGTTGATTCTTTCCATTGGTTTATTCGGTCGTTTACTGTGTCGGATAATGCGTCCTCAATGCCTCGGTAAAGGTCATCCGTTATAGCAACGTTACTAGCTCCAAACCCTATAATAGTACCACCAACGCCAGCACCAAAATAACCGACTTGTTTACTACTGTTCGTGTTCCATCCTTGAAGATTAGATTTGTCATCTGACAACGTTACATTGTTGAAAACTTTACGGTATTTGTCGCTTTTTACGATTGCTCGAACGTCATAACTGAATTTAAGGAATAGGGTTGCGGTGCAAGTGTTACGCATTACGCTTTTGTCAGGGTTACGTCCGATAGTCCACGCACAAAATAATGACGTAATATACGATTTTCCCGCTCTTGGTGGCATTGATACGGATAAACTTTTGATTGTTTTTTCCTCGATTTCTTGAAATGCGTCTGCTATCTCTTTGAGAAAAGGTCTGTTATTAAAGAACATAGGATCATAATAACAGCAAAACTGCCATAACTCTCGCCTTGATAATTCCCTTTTAAGTAGGTCTTTTGCGTGTGCTTTCCTCTCATTCATCTTCGTTTAATAAGTCCTTTAATTCATCCGTAGTGAGGTTGGATAGGTCTATTTCGGTGTTTGTTTGCTCTATTTGTTGTACTGGTGCGCCATACCCTGAGTCCATAAGTGCTTTATAGGCAATGGTATCTCCATCCCTCGCCTTTTTTATCAATGCTAAGGTCATCAAATCTTCTTGTGACATCGTTTCATTCTCGCCAGTCAATGGATTTTTAAGCGACTGATTTACTTCAAGCCATTTGCGAGCTATTGTACTGCGATTCTTAGAACCTTTTGGTCGTCCGTTAGGGTTTCCGCTCTCGCCTTTTTCCCATACTGGTTTAATATCTTTATATCCTGACATGTTCGTTGTATTATCGTTGTTTTTATATCAATTCTTGACCTATCGGTATAAATAGTTTTTCATCAGGTTGATTATTATGTTTCTGTACGCCACCTTGCAACGTACTTTTTTGACTAAATGAAAGCAATACTTCAAAGTCATTTGGAGCGTTATATTCCGAAATGTAAATTTTATTAGTCTTTGCTATTTGCCTGACCCAGTCCCAAAACTTTACATGATTAAAACTTCCTTCTTTATATTCTGCTGTTCCTTGATAAGGAGGATCGCAATATATTATCGCATTTTTTGGTATTTCAACTTCATTATAACTTTTATTATGTATTTCGAGTCGTTGGAGTCGTTCGAGTCGTTCGAGTCGTTCGAGTCGTTGGAGTCGTTCGAGTTGTTGGAGTTCTAAAATTCTATTCTTTAAAACTTTTGATACTTTACCTAGTGCAATTCTTCTTTTGTGCCAATCTGTTTGTTTTAGTATTCCGTCAATGTATTTTTGAGGAATATTTGGTAATAATTCTTTTAATAATTTTGGGTCTTTGTTTATTACTAACTCATGACCTGCTTTTTTAAATGCTTCGGTTTCTTTACCAAAAATATATCCTTTTTGATTATTACCAAATGACCAAATACACATTACATAACCTACATACCAATCTTCATAATTATTCGTGTTTTTCAACACATCTTCAAATTTTGACCTTGTAATAAATTCTAGGCATTTTTTTTCATTCAATCCCTTATTTATTGTTTGATTTAATAATGCTGTAACAAATTGATTTTTATCATTTGCAATAACTTTAAATCCGTTTTTATGGAATATTTTTCCAATATAAAATCCGCCACAAAATAAATCAACAATAGTATTTGAATCTACATTGAAATTTTTAATAGTTTGATAAATTTTTTGTGAGGATTTACGCTTTGAACCCATGTATGGAATTGGCATTATACTTCAAATTTATGTAAACATTTGGGACAAGTTACTACTTTATTTTGTTTATCAGAACTTCTATCTTCATTTGAATTTATGTTATCAAAATCAATATCTTCATCAATATAAATAGGAATATTTAACCCCCAATCATCTAATTTTTCTGTGTCCCACTCATTAGCTAAAACATCCCAATCCCATTCTCCAAATCCTACGTTATCTTTTACAATGAATTCGTGTTTTTGTTCCTCTGTCAGGTCGATTGCTTTAATTATAAACACTTCTTTTAATCCAGCTTCAATACATGCTTTAAAACGCATATTTCCGCCTAAAATGATATTGTTTTCATCAACTACAATTGGTCTTATTTCCAACATTTTAGGAAAATCTTTGATTGATTGAACTAATTTTTTGAACTTATCATCCTTGATAATTCTAGGGTTTGATTTGTTCGGTATTACTTCCTTGACGTTTACTTTTTCGGTCTTCATTTTTTCGTGTTTTTGTAAGGAACAACCCTGTTTAAATAATCTTTTCTTTTACTACAATTACACGTTTTAATGACGCTTTTTACAACTTTGGATATTCCCGTTACTTCAAGGATATTCTCTACTGTGTCTCCTAGTCCTTTAGGTTTTTCCTTTAGTCCCATTGTTCGTGTTTTTACAGAATGTTTCAAACGTATTTTTTTGTCTGTTCAATTTTAACCCTGAGGTAATTGAAATATAAGCTCCCCATTTTCGTTTACGTTGGAATATGCTTAACTGCTTACTATGTTTCATTTTTTCGTGTTTTAATCGTCTAAATCCATGCAATATATCGGCTCATTCATTCCTAAATTTCCACATCCGTATGTTTGATTGAATAAATCTATTGCTTCAAAGTAATCTATTCCCTCTCTTTGGATCAACTTAACAATTTTCTTTACTGAATATATCGGTAAATCAGATGAAAGGTCATAACCTAGAATACAATTGTCATATTCCTCAGGTATTTTGCGTTCTGCGCTCCCACTTATTTCGTAATAATCTCTCAAAACAACCATTTTATTAATGAATAAACGGAATAAATCAACGTAAATGATATCACCCTTACAAATGAAGATGTCATTTCCTTTTGACCGGTAAACCAGCTCTTTACTTTTGGCTGTTCTAACCAAATTAAAAAGACTAATAAAAATCTGTCAAATACAAATATTGCTGTAAAAAAAGGAATTAAAATAAGTCCTAGAACTTTACGCATTTTTTGTTTATTCGTTTGTTTCATGTTACAAATGTATTAATTTTCTGTTGAATTTCGTAAAAAATAGATATAGTGAAGATGTCCAATTGTTACGGTCTTGAGTATTCCTATTCCGTTGCGCCTGAATGCTATTATTAACCTATGTAAATCAATATCCGTATAAACGCATACTGCTGGGAGCAAATCATAACTAAACTCTATTGAATATCCAATTACTGTTTCGTCTTTTTGAGTTTGTATTACAATTGTTGCAATCCATTCTTCAGTTGGTATTCCATTTCGATATTTAGCGCATTTTTCCACTCGTTTTTTTCGAAAGATAGTGAATAAATTGATAACAAAGCATAAGCGCCATTAAAACGAGCGCCTATGCAATAGTTAATAAATTAATGCTTTGTGAATAAATAAATACTGAATCCAATTGTTACTAATGTTAATAAAAATCTGATAATTGCGATGTTTTCTTTCATATTACTTAGTTTTTTGTGTTTAAATATTTACCTATTTTCTCCAATGTTGTTGTATGGATTCCTTTTTTTTCATTTCCTGAATGAAGATAGATCCAAAGTTGATTTTGGCTTATTCCTGATTCTTTTGCAAATTTATTCTCAGATATGTTATTTTTTGTAATATAATCAGTTATCAATTTGCGTGTAATTTTATTAATTGTTGATAGTTCTTTAAGTGTCATTCTTTCGTGTTTTTAAATGTTTGTTTAGTTAATCCATCTTTCCAACCTCTCATATATTCAGAGTGTTTTTCTTGTTTCTCCATTTCTTTGGCTTGTTTAAATACTGCATTAATATCTTTTGCAAACATTCTTTGATAAAACCATTCTACTGCTGTCATAATTTTAGTTTTAATGGGAGATTTTACACTCCCATTGTTATCAAAATGGCATATCGTCATCCTCTTCAGCCATCATTCTAATTGCATCCTCTTGGAATGCAGACTCAATATTGCCCATTTTTCTTTGGATAGGAATATTTGTATTTGTACTCGCTAAACTGTCAGATTCAATCTGCCACCCCTCCAGCGTGTTAAATCCTTTTTCAACCCCATCATTACCAGTCCATAAACGACCTTTTAAATTGATTGAAATACTTATCATATCCCCTTGCTGAACGTTGTTTAACAAATCACA